AGGATAATTTTGCTGAATTTGCAAATGATGAAAGAGTTATAAAGTATTCTTTTACAATAAATATTCCCTCTTATCTTCTTGCTCCCGTCCATGAAGGACAAGCGTCGCCATTTAGAAAGTTTTACTCAGCTCCGCAAATAGAGTTTGGATATAAACAGGTGAGCACACAGGTTATAGTTGACGAAGGCAATCCTGGACGTGTGATAGACACAAATAAATTTATTTTAAATGATGTAGAAAATTTTAATAATAAAGGTCAGACTCCATCGATGCGTGGCCAAGGTGATGAGAGGCTCAGAGAAGTGATACAAGATCCCTTTACAGGGGCCGAAGAGACTAAATATGTTAAAGTCATAACAAGTCACCAAAGGTCAGGAGAGACAGTTGCTAGCTCTAGAATAGTTGTTAATTTACAAACTACTCTAGATACTGCATCTGATTAGTGACTTTTCACATTTTGAGCAATAGTTATAACCGTAGATAGTTATATCGGGAGATTCATTAATGGCCGAACAGACATTCAGATCACCTGGGTTTTTCGAGCGCGAGATAGATCTCTCTCAAAGAGAGAGTGAAATCATAGGCGTTCCCGCAGGCATCGTAGGAACCGCAGAGATGGGCCCGGCATTCGTTCCAGTTACAGTTGGATCATTCGCTGACTTCGAGAGAAGGTTTGGATCGTTAGATCCTTACAAGTTTGGTCCGTATGCTGTTAGAGAATTTTTTAAAAATAGAACAGCACTAACATACCTTAGGGTTCTTGGTGCAGGTTCTAATGACACGTCAACAGACATAGCTAATACTCGGACAGCGGGAATAGTTAAAAACGCCGGCTTTAAGATACTTGGCAGCGCGCCATCCACATCGGAATCGCCGGATGATCCAAGGCTTAAAGGGTGCGTTCAGTTTATTGTTGCTGATCACTGGATATCAGCTAGTCAAGAGGGAATTGGTTATCCAATATTCTCCGATAATGATAGCTTTCCAAACGCAACAGCTGCAACGCCTAGCGCAAAAATGGTTAGAGCGATGCTCTTTACCACGACTGGATCTAGATTCCAGGTCCTTACGATGGCATCTGCCTCATGGGTAGCGGGTATCTCAACAGGAAATAACGACATATCTAGGCCAAACTCTTCTGGCGACTTCAAGCTCGTTCTATCATCTTCATCTGGAGCGTCATTCGCAAATGACGACGGTCTAGCTGGGATCAAAATATATACAGCATCACTAAACCCATCTTCAGATAATTATATCGCAAGACTATTGAACACTGATCCAGAAAGATTCCAGACGGATGAGCATATTCTTTATGCTCACTTCCCAGTTGAGAATGAGATAGCATCAGTTAAGTACAACAAAACTGCTTCTATTTCGCTAACATCAGGATCTTTGTCAACTTCAAAAGCATCTGGAGGTATTTCTGGCCTAACATTTAACAATGGATTTGGTAGATTCGACACGAGATATCACTCTCCGAAAACGACAAACTTTATATCACAGCCATACGGTGATAGTGAATATGATCTCTTTTACGTGGAAACCATATCAGATGGTGCGATAGCAAATGAAAAATTCAAGGTGTCCATCAGCAAGGTTAGAAAGTCATCTAATCCCTTAAGCAAGTATGGGACATTTACATTAGAGGTGAGAGCATTTGACGATACAGATATTGCACCGAAAATTCTTGAATCATATCCGCTTTGCACGCTTAATCCGCTTGATGACGACTATCTGGCTAAGAAGGTGGGTGACTTTAAGGCGTTTTATAATTTTGACGCAGAGCTTGAGAGTGAAAGAAAAGTTGTAGTTAGCGGAAAGTATCCGAATCTATCATCAAGAATAAGAGTCGTTATGTCAGTTGCGCTAGAGTCAGGAGAGGTTCCTCAAGATGCTATGCCATTCGGATTCAGAGGGTTTGGCGCACTTAAGACTAGTGACACTCTTACAGATATTTCAACAACATCTATCCGCGGAGGTCTCGGAAGCTCTATTGCAACTAGGATGTCTAATATAACAAACTTGACAGGTGCCGCTGAGCAGCTAGGGTATCTCTCTTCTCTAACCGGATCAATTCTTCCTCCAGTTCCATTTACCTTCAAGGTAACGCGCGGCGCTGTTGATACATCGTCACCTGCCTACATTGGTGCACCTGGTGCAGATGAAAGAGTTGACTCAAGATTCTACTGGGGCGCAAAGTTCACACGTGTCCCTCAGACAGGTTCACTTTCGAACTCAATTTTCGATACTAATGTCTCTAGTGAGATAAATGATATCTTTAAAAACTATGCAAAATTCCTTGGAATATCGAAGCTAGATAATTTAGTCACAGGATCTGGAGCTGATGCATTTAATAATAATAAATTTACGCTAGCTAGGGTTGCACTTTCCAATGCAATTGAAAATGACAGTGCTGGAACTCCTAGCTTATCTGCAACAGCGAATTCAACCATAACAGGATCAGCTAAGGAACACATACTTGAGACAGCATATATTAGAAACGGAAAAGTTGACGCAAGCAACTATACTGTAGCTGACAACGTAGCAGCAGCTGGAAGATCAACCAGATTAACACTTGCATCGCTCGCCTCTCTAACATCATCGGTCTATTTTAATAGATTTACTGACTATACTAAGTTTACAAACTTTATGTACGGCGGATTCGATGGATTGAATATTCTTGATACAGACATGGCAAGAATGAATGATAAGTCTACGTCATCAGATACGGGCGGCCTTGCAGTCGGCGGAAATCTTGATATAGGGCTTAGTACAGACAATAGCTGGGGAGCAGGTAGAAAGAATAGCATAGTTTCCTCCTATAGAGTGGGAGCTAGAATTCTCACTGATCCAATGTCTTCTAGGGTGAATATAATTCTTGTACCTGGAATCAGGGATGGCGCATTAACAAACTATGTTCAGTCAAGACTGTCTGGCTATAGCAAGGCATTCTACGTGATGGATCTTGCAACCTATGACGCTGATTCAGTTAGATTATTTGATGATAATTCAAAAGCGCCATCCGTTCAAGCTACGTCAGAGCAGTTCGACGGAAGAGCGCTTGACAACAACTACTCAGCAACGTACTTCCCTGACGTTACAATAGAAGATCCGATCAACAACAGGCCTGTCAAGGTGCCTTCCTCAATTGCAGTGATTGGTGCTCTGTCATATAACGATAATGTTGCGTATCCGTGGTTTGCACCGGCTGGATTTAATAGAGCTTCTCTAGACTTCGTGACAAATGTAAAGGTCAGGCTTAATCAGGCTGATAGAAACATGCTATATGATTCACGTATAAACCCGATAGCGACATTCCCACAAGCTGGATTCGTAATATTTGGACAAAAAACACTTCAATTTTCAAAGAGTGCACTTGATAGAGTTAATGTTCGTAGAATGCTTCTCGAGGTCAAGAGACTTATAGTTGATGTTGCGAACAAAATTGTATTTGAACAAAATACTCCCGAAACAAGGGCCAGGTTCGTTGGACAGGTGACGCCATTGCTTGCAACAATACAGAGTCAGCAGGGTATTGACCAGTTTAAGGTTGTAATGGATGCTAGCAATAATACTCAAGAAGATGTTGAAAATAACGTTCTAAACGGTAGACTGGTTCTAGTTCCAACACGAGCTGTTGAGTTCATTGCTATGGACTTTATAATTACTAATGCTGGCGTAAGCTTTGAGTAGGGAATAGATATTTATGATGACGTTTTTGGAGAAAATAAATGGCTGAAATAACCTATAGAAGTCCCGGCGTATACACAACTGAGATAGATCTTACAGGTCCTACGACATCTCTTCCTGCGGGGGTCCCCGGAGGGGTAATCGGTACTGCTAATGAGGGACCAGCGTTTGTTCCTGTTACAGTTGGCAACTATACAGATTTTGCTAGAGTATTTGGTGCAACGGATGGCGAAAAATTTGGACCGCTTGCAGTACACCAGTTTATGAAAAATGCTACATCACTAACGTATCTTAGAGTGCTTGGTGTTGGAGACGGAAAACAGAGAGATGCTAGCACTGGAAAAGTTACCAATGCAGGATTTGTGGTAGGGGACCAGCAGATAAAAGATAACGGATACGTTGGTCAAAATCCCTATGCGATAGCTGGCGGTGCCTTAGGAAGCACATATTTTCTTGGATGCTTCATGTCCGAGTCGAACGGGTCAACAATATTTTCAGATGCCAATATCCAGGTGTGGGGAACAGCTTCGGCTCCAATAATAAGAGGAGTGATGATGGCACCCTCTGGAGTAATTCTTCAGCTGTCAAGCTCTATTACATCACCAGGCGGAAACGGAGCACCCTCAGCAACAGAGCCAGCACGCGGGACGCTCGGTCCAGGTGGCGGCTTGGTGGGCAGCATCACAGGATCTGTCACCTTAGCAACTGGTAGATTCGTCATGTTACTAAATGGTCACAAGAGCACGGGAGCTGCACCAAATATTTTAACAGCATCTTTTGATCTTGAGGATGCTAGCTACTTTAGAAATGTATTTAACACAGATCCAACGCAGATACAGGAAAAAGGTCACCTTCTATATGCTAACTATGATATTCACCCTTCGCAAGCCGTTGTTACCGGTACGGGAAATTTCTCTAACTCTATGCTACCCTGGGGTGAGCCTTACACGATGGAGCCTATTGCATTCCTAGTAACTGGGTCTGCAGGAAGAGATACTGGTACATCTACAGCACCAAACTATGAGTCATTTGAAGATAGATTTACAAATGCAAAGGCTCCATACATCATCTCACAGACATTTGGTGGAACAAAATACGATATCGTAAGAATTCACGCATTAGGTGACGGAGACTTCTCCAATACAAACCTAAAGATATCTGTGGAAAATATAAAGCCATCGACATCAGATTCTTACAAGTACGGCACATTCGACTTAGTCGTTAGAAGATTTAGTGACACAGATATTGAGAGAAGAGTTATGGAGGCATACAGAGGCGTCACTTTAGATCCGAGCAGTGATAAGTTTATAGCTAGAGCAATTGGTGATATGAACACGTATTTTGACTTTGATCAAGCATCGTCTTCGCAGAAGCTAGTTGTCGCCGGTGATTATCCAATTAGATCAAACTATATTAGAGTTGAACAGAGCACAGCACTTAAAAATGGCCAGGTTCCCAAGGATGCACTTCCATTCGGATTTAGAGGAATAGATCACCTTGTAACATCAGGAAGCAGCCCCCTTGTTGATCTTCCAGTTTCAACTGCGCGACCATCGGGTGCAGGACACTTCTTGAGAAGAGCAGTACAACCACCACTTCCCCTTAGAAAAGATATTGCCGTTGGAACATCTCCCAATAAGGAAGCTTTTAGTAAGTGGTACTGGGGTGTGAAATTCATGCAGACTGTCTCTATACGAGAGCAGAACACTATCACAACTAAAAATATTACTGTTGAAAACTTTACAAAATACTTTCCAAGCTACGATGGGACAAATAGAGACTTTATGGTTGGAAACAACCCAGGGGTTGCAAACTCTGGCGGAACAGTCTTAGATTGTGACACGTTTAATAACAACCTTTTCTCCCTTGAGAGAATCAAGGTGAGAACGGGATCTGATGGAAACGCTGATACTGCAGAGTGGGTTAGCGCTTCATATGTGAGAAAGGGAAGCATAACTGCAAATGAGACAAATAAGACTCGTGCACTCAAGCCAGCAGACATGAAGGTTCAAGGGAACAGAACTTTCTGTAAGTTCTCATTCTTCCTTCAGGCAGGTTTCAACGGATCTAACGTGTTTAACAAAGACAAGAAAAAGATGCTTAACGCTGCAGCAAGAAGAGAGATGGATGATTCAACTGCCCAAGGCGGAGTCAATGGACCCACAGTTGCAGCATATAGAAAAGCCCTTGACATAATGGGGACTAAGTCTGATGTCGATATCAAGCTCTTGGCAATACCAGGCCTCAGGCACTCTTCAGTCTCTAATTACGCAATTGATACAGTTGAAAGCAGATTTGACGCGATGTATGTCATGGATATAGAGGAGAGAGACGAGCTCAACACTATTATAACATCATCTGTTGGGTCATTTGCAAATGTTACAAACACAGTTAATGACTTCAAGTCTCGCGCACTTAACACATCATTTGCAGCAGCTTACTTCCCTGATGTCATTCTGGGCGATCCGACGACTAATACAAATGTTCAGGCCCCGCCTTCTGTAGCAGTTATGGGAGCCATGGCGTTAAATGATTCAGTTGGATATCCGTGGTTCGCACCAGCAGGATTCACTCGAGGCGCATTAAAAGATGTTATTTTTGCTGATGTTAATCTTAACAAGGACAATCTTGACGATCTATACGATGCAGATATTAACCCTATAACATCTTTCCCCAATACCGGCGTGATGGTCTTTGGACAGAAGACACTTCTAGCAGCAGCGTCTGCTCTAGATAGAGTTAACGTAAGAAGGCTTCTCATTGACATTAGAAGAAAGGTAAGAAATGTTGCAAATCTCATGCTATTTGAACCTAACAGGCAGGAGACACTAGATAAGTTTAGTGCACTTGTGCAGCCTATTCTCCAAAGTATACAGGAGAAGAGCGGTGTAGATAGGTTCAAGGTTGTTATTGATGCAACAACAACAACACAGGCAGATGTTGAGAACAATACTCTTCGCGGCAAGATATTCTTGCAGCCGACGAGAACAGCAGAGTTTGTAGCTCTTGACTTTGTTCTAACAAATGCTGGAGATGCATTCGAGAATGCATAAAAAATATTGTAACACAATACTTATAACTGAATAGTTATCTTTAGGAGAAAAATAAATGGCCGAAACACTTTCCGTCACCGACATGCTTCCCAATAAGTTCGAGCCGAAAAGACAGTATCGGTGGATCTTTGCCATAGAGGGAATAGACGCATTCCTGATGAAGACAACAAATAGACCGCAGATGACATTTCAGGTGTCAACGTTAAACTTTATTAACGCAAAAAGATACCTTGCGGGAAAGATGGAGTTTTCAACATTAGCGCTCACACTTTACGATCCAATTGCACCGTCTGGAGCACAGCAGGTGATGGAGTGGATAAGAACAGCATACGAATCTGTCTCAGGTCGCGCCGGCTACGCAGACTTCTATAAGAGAGATATTCAATGTAAGCTGCTTGATCCAATCGGAACGGTTGTAGAGCTTTGGGATATAAAAGGAGCATTTATATCAGATGCAAACTTTAACTCACTTGACTATGGAAACGAAGAAACTCCAGTCGAAATATCACTAACACTGAGATATGATAACGCTGTTCTCCAGTTCTAATAAGCTTTACAGATAGTTTAAAGATTTAAAAGACCCTTCATCGGGTCTTTTTTATTTTACTTATGTCTTTTTATGGTTAATGATTAGGCAAGAAAAAAAATTGGAGAGATAGTGTCTACTAATATTCCTGTGCAAAATGTGATGAAAGAGACTTTTAACTGGGAGGTTCCAGTTGAGACAGTGCCAATCCCATCTGAGGGAAGAGTATATGCTGCAAACAGTGCAGTTTACGGAAAGCAAACTTTAGATATAAAAGCTATGACAGCACAGGAGGAGGATATTCTCGCTTCTCGTGCACTAATTCAGCAAGGGACAGTCATAACTCACCTCATTCAGTCGTGTCTCGTTGACAAAAGTGTAAATGTTAGAGACATGCTTCTTGGTGATAGAAATGCTCTTATGGTAGCTGTCAGGATAACTGGATATGGAAGCAGCTATTCTGCAGAGTCGTTGTGCCCAGAGTGTACAGAGAGAAGTGAGCAAAATTACAATCTCACAGAGCTTGAGATAAAGAGACTCGAAATACACCCTGTGCGACAAGGTGAAAACTTATTTGAATTCACCCTGCCGATCACAAAGAAGAAAGTTGAATTTAAATTTCTTACAGGTGCAGATGATGAGGAGAGAAATCTCATCATGGAAAGAAAAAAGAAGATGATGCCTCACATGCAGATAGAGGGCGCAGTTACTTCAAAGCTTGATCAGCAGATATTGTCAGTAGACGGTGTAAGAGATAAGAATCAGGTAGGTAATTTTGTTAGAAATATGCCTGCAAGAGACTCTAGGGCACTAAGGACGTATATCCAAAAACATGAACCTGGAATTGATATGAATGTGTGGATGAAATGTCCACACTGTTCAGAGTCATCTCATGTATCACTCCCGATTGGAGGCAATTTTTTTTGGCCTGATGAGTAACTGGAGAGAGCTGTTCCTAGAGGAAGCATTTCTTTTACAATATCACCTTAAGATGACCTATTCGGATGTTAGAAGCCTGCCTGTTCAATATAGGCAGTGGTTTCTAGATCGCCTAGCAAAAGAGTTTACAAGAGAAGCTGAGGCACACAAAAAAGCTAGAAATGAAAGTTCTGGAAGGACGTCAATTACACAAGATGTCCCTATGGGTGAGGCTATGGCAAACCTGGCCTCTGGAGAAAAGAAGTTCTAGGCGTGCTTCACTTACCTAATATGTATAAGAGAAGGTAGTGTTTCGTGGCTGAAGATCTTAAAACACAAGCGGCGTTTTCAAAGCAGATAAAAGACAATCTTGCTACGATAAACAGTCAGCTTGGTGACCAGATAAAATTACAGAATCTTGTCAACCTCTCTCTAAAGGGACAGCTAGACGAGGCTGCAAAAGCTGGAAACATAGCAGACGATGCTATGAAAAAGGCGGGTGTGTCAGCCGCTGGAACTGCAGGCTCTATAGGAACTGCAACAACAGCGTTAAAAGAAAATGAAAAAGCTGCTATTGCTGCAGGATCTGCTGGAACAGGTCTCGGCGCAAAGATGGTCGGTGCAGCAGAGGCAACCATGGGGGCGTGGGATGCCACCGCCAGGGCAATAGACGGGATGATAGTAAAGCCTGTATCACAGGAGCTTGATATAGTTCAAACGCTGTATGGCGGTCTTTCTGGCCCAGGAGGACCATTTGCTGCGACAAATGATCAAGCTCGTCGACTAGTAGATACAACTATGGGAATCGGAGATCAGCTCACTGACATGAATGGAAAGTGGGCACAGGCATTTGGAAAGGATCCTCGAAGAGTTTTGGGTGAGCTCACTGAAGTATATGGTGACTTTAACCAGATGATATCAAAAGATCAGGGAATGGTCGACGGGTTAAAAATAGTAAGAGATTTTACAGCTGATACTGTCATGGAGATGAAAGCATACTCCAAGGCAGCAAACCTGGACATGACAGATGTTCAAAATGTAGTATCTAGACAGATAAGTAGGACAGGAAAAGCTGGCACTGAGATGCTTAAAAACATTGCAGTTCTATCTAAGAAGGTGGCCGGCGCGACCGGTGACTCAGCAAAGATGATAGCACAAAATATCGTCAAGATAATAGATGATACAGATAAGTTTGGTAACGTAACTGAATTTCAAGCGGCTAGAATCAGTGCAAACCTAAGACAGCTGGGTCTAGGGTATGAAGATCTTTCTGGAGCTGTTGGGAAGTTCACAGACTTTGAAGGCGCCGCAGATAGCGTATCAAAACTGACAACAGTGTTTGGCGTTCAGATGGACGCAATGGAGATGATGACTCTTGCAAATGAGGACCAGGAGATGTTCCTCAGGAGAATGCGAGAACAGATGTTATCAACTGGAAAAGCTGTTGATGACATGACGCTAGCTGAGAAGCGGCTGATAAAGGAGTCACTAGGTCTCCAGAAGATTGAGTCGGTTGAGAGACTTCTTGATCCAAGCGCCACAATTTCATCATTGGGTGATTTAACAGCTGTGACTCAAAAAGGTGCAGGTGACATGCATGAGGACATGGCACTTCTTAAAGATGATATCGTCTCTCTTGAAGGCGCTATGCGCTATACATCAGAAGCCATGGCTGATCACATCAAGGAAACCGGCCTGATGAAGATGCAGAAGGAAGTCATTGAGATAGATCACTCGATGGGCAAGATGGGTGCAACATTTGAGAGAGCTATTCCAAAGACAGCCGGAATGTCCATGAAATTTTTTGGAAAGGGCCTCTCTGACATCGTGGGCATCGATGAACAAAAGCTTAAGGATATTAAAACATTCATGGGCGGCATCGCAGACGAGCTTATAAGAGCAGGTGATGCAGCTAAAAATTCTGACGTGGGGGAAGTGCTAAAAGGTATAGCCAAGAGTTCAGGATTAGGCGATGATATGAAAGAGGTTACAGGCGGCCTCAGCAAAGCAGCGGAAGACATGGCGAAGACATTCAGCGATGCTATTGACGGGATAATAGCTAAACTTAAAGAGAAAGGTCTTTTACAGGAATCACCATATTCTAGGATTGGAAGAAATATGGGTGAAGGAATGTCAAATGCCTGGGAGATGGGCTTTGATAACATGACAGCGACACAGCTTAGGTTCGGAAAGGTGAGCGAGAAGCAGATAGAGCTACAGAAGAAACGAGCCAAGACAAACATGAAGTATCGCGCTAAGATAGAGAAGAAATACTACAACAAGATTTCTAAAGATAGAGATAAGGCGATTGCTGAAGAAAAGAAAGCTGAAAAAGATTATCAGAAGATAAAACAACAAATCATTAAAGAGGGTAGAACTAAAGAAAATCATGCGCTTATCATAAAAGCACAGAAAGGCAGGCTTGCTGCACGAGATAATCTTAAGACGGCACAAAAAGAAGTCAAAACGATGGAGGATATGATATCTGGTAAGACAAAGAAAGATCTTAAACAGACCTCAAAGTTTGAAGAGGCTAAAGCTAGGATGATCAAAGCAGGCGCCAAGCGCAATAAGCTCATCGATAATCAGAATCTTAGGAATAAACTGGACGCCAATGAAAAAATAATAGAGTCTCAGAAAAAGACAGTACAGTACACAACTCTTAGTGAACAGGCCATGACAAAAGATCGCCTTAAAATGATAAGAAAAGAATCTGATGATAGAAAGAGCTACTACGGACAGCAGGCAACAGCGCTAGGAAAGACCGGGAAGTCATTCGAACAGCTTACAGCCAAAGAGAAGAAAGAATACGCTGAGAGATTAAATCTTGGAAAGGACTACGAGAAAGAGCTCAGCGCAATAATGAAGAGCAAGTCATTCCGAGAAGGAAAGGATATGAAGAAACGCCAGGGTGCTGCGAAAGACTTCCTCCAGGAACAGCTAGCTGCAGGCAAGAAATTTGGAGATCTCTCCGAGAGCACACTAGCCACGCTGAAGAAGGAATACGGTCTCGATGATGACATGGTTAAGAAGGCCCTCGAAGGCGGCGGTAATCTTGATGAAATAGTATCCGGCGGATCTGACGTAAGAATGAAAGAGATAGAGAAAAAAGAGAAGAAAGACGACACTAAGGAAGGGGGAAAATCTAGAAGCGGATCGTCTGGAGCAGTTAGTCGAGCCAGCAGGGCACAGGTGGCCAAATTACAAGAACTTTCAGATGTGACCTCCCTGAACGGTGAGGCAATTCTCGAGGTTCACTCTGCAATAGCAGGACTTCATGAGACGCTTAAGGAAAAAAATTATTCACCTCAAATTGATGTAACACTTGATGGAAAGTCTATAGTCAAATACATAGCAACAAATCCAGTAAGCGATAGAGGAACCGTACAGGTAAAATGATATGAGCTTGATAGACAAGGTTTTAGACGATAATCTCTTTAAACATTTTGCTGATAAGCTTAATGAAGAGGAGAGAGCATATCTTGAGAAGACAGTTAGAGAGATGCTTTCAACTGCAGACGGGTTATATGGATCTATGCAAGGTCTAGTCGCTGATGAGAAAGGAAAGCTAGAGGTAGCTGATGCTTTTGAATATTTAATTTCTGAAGAGGGGCAGAAGACGTGGCAACAAGACAAAAGCTAAGGGACTTCCTCAGCGACCAGGGGTATACAACAACTGTTGATAGAATTGGAATCACAGTTGATCCATCTGATATGGGTCCCACAGGTCAGCTTAACGAGGGAGATGACCTTGGAGTTGATCCCGCGACAGGAAAGGAGCTTCTAGGTCTTGATACAAGCGATCCTGATGCAGATACATCAGGTACCGGTCTTGTAGGAGACTTTTTAAAGTATATAGTCGACCTTTCGGATAATGCATATAAGCTTAAAGGGGGAAATACACTTGCTATAAAGCTTGGAAAGGAGCTTGAAGGTGCTGATCAACAAGGTGCAGAAGAGGTATTTGTTGCAACTAGTGAGTCAGAGAGAAACACTCTAGGATCTGTGATGAGCCAGTACTCGAATGGGTATTTCCCACCTCAAGATCTACAGAGTATCATAAGCAAGGATGGAGCAAACCCCGAGGCATCTGGAAAGCATACACAAGAGCTTCTATCTAATATTGAAGGGTCACCCGTAGTGCCAGGTTCTGGCCATACATATGGGGGAACAGCTGGGACAGTAGGACAAGGCGCGCCGTTTGTAAAGCTTGCAGCACAGACAATGCTTATTAATAATAGTAGATTTTCCCCAGGACTATCTGACGGTGAGCAAGGTGCAGCGTATGTTCCCGCGTATGACTCAAATGTCTCCCAATTTGAGTCTGGTGAAGACAAAAGAGGAACCACAACAGAGCAGAGTGGATATGGTGGCTACGACAAGGATGCTCAAGCTGTCATTCTTGATGATCTTAAAAATGTGGGAAGATCACTTCTTTTAAGATCAGCAAACTGGGACACTGGAGAAGCAGCAGCAGATCCTAACTCATTTTCTTATGACGGATCGAGTAATCTCTATGCTGCAGGTGATTTCACTGCGGCAGATAGCAAAAACCAAAAGATTAAGAGAGGACAGCTAAGGGCAAAAAATGCGTATGGCGCACCAGATACAACACTTTCTGGTGAAAACTATGTCACACTAGACCCAAGTGAGTCAGCCAAGTCATTTGGATCTATGACAACAGATGGCGTTCAGTTTTCTAACGAGACAAACAAGACTATTCTCATTGCGCAGGCCATGGCTGCAATATCAGCTATGATATCGATATGTAATGACTCGTGGAAATTAATTCAAGACGGCGTCGATTCAATGGTCAATCTTGAGAGAGGGCCGTATTTTAAGGGACAGCCAACTGCTATCCCAAAACAAGCAAAGTTTGCCCTTCTTAGAAATACAGCACTCGTCCCAACAAAAAATCCCTATAAAGACTGTGTTGATGAGGGCTTCAAGGTGATATTCGGAGTTGGAATTGGTGCAGAGCCAGACGTTCCTAGTGATTATCAGCAGATCAATGAAGCACCAGGGTTTTGGTTTGGAGTTGCTAGAAAGATATTGAGAGGATTTGTTGGCTTAAGTTCCGGAGGTGATTCACTAGTTGAGAGCTTTACATCTTCTAGCACAGTAAAGGGCGGATTATCAAGTATTCTTCATCAGCTTCAGAATAATGATGTTATAAGAATTATGAATGTAGCTGCAATGATAGGTGATGTCTCTATAATGACAAATGGAAAGATAGGGAGATCAAATGTATCTTCAACTCCAATCGGCCCGTGGAACATTGATCGATTACCAGATGGCCCAGCAACTAGAATATCCAAGAGCAGAAGCCAAAAAGGGCAAACATCTAGTGCTCTGGCATGGAGAGGAAACTCTGTTCCTGCACTTTATATGATACCGCGAAATGTTATGATAGCAGCGATACAGATGGGAACACTTGGCCACGGACAAAATCCGCTTAAAGGGATGATGGGATCAAACATTGCAAACAGCACATATGTTGACGTCACAGCAGAGGGTCCAGCTGCTAGAATTCCCGGAGATGTCGTCGAGAGATTTGAAAATCTTCTTGACGCAGAGTATGTTCCTTTCTATTTCCACGATCTTAGAACAAATGAGATATTAACGTTTCACGCATTTTTAGACAGTTTGACAGATTCTTACCAAGCAGATTATACAGACGTAAATGGATATGGACGCGTAGACTCAGTCAAGATATACAGGACTACAAGTAGAAAAATTAGATTTTCATTTAGTGTAGCTGCGACATCAAAAGAAGACTTTAATGAGATGTGGTGGAAGATAAACAAGCTCACGACACTCGTGTATCCCCAGTGGACTGAGGGGACAAAGATGACTACCCTGGAAGGGGAATCAGTCTTTATCCAGCCGTTTAGCCAGGTAATGGGTGCATCTCCTGTAATACGCTTAAGAATAGGCGACGTTATTAAGTCTAATTATTCAAATTTTAATCTCGCCAGGATATTCGGAATAGGAAATTCCGGAATATGGCCGACAATAGATTCCTTTGGGCTTATGGATATACTTGGGCAGCTCATGGCAATGGTTCAGTTTGAGACAATGTTTGGACTTTTATATGGCTCGCCTATGGCAACTATGTTGGGAGAAGCAGATAGGGCAATTCGAGGCGTAGGTGCACAGCTCTTGAAAAACGGATTTGCAAATCCGCTGGGGCTTCTAATTTTAAATAGAGAGATGAGAGATCCTGACTCTGATATCAATCCGACACCTGCAAGTATCACAGCTGCAGGAGCGCTAGGCGCGGTATTTGGAGGAAATGGCACAAATAATATGAATGGGTATACACAGCTTTCTTTTCCGTATCTCAAGGCAAGCGTTAATAACGGCTACATAATGGAAAAAGATGGATTTACTCGATGGAGGATCACACATCCCATACGTGTGATGGTGCTAAAGAGAGACCAGGTTAATCTAACATCTGCAAAGATGTCATCTGTCCATTCATCAAAAGTATTTCAAGGAAATAAATCCTCTGGCTCACCAGTTCAGAAGACACAATATACAGTAATGGTGATGGATTTTACCGCACCTGCAAGTCTATTCGGAAGAAAGTTCGTAGTTGGACATTCTGACTTGATGCCTAATCCTGACACTCTTTTTAATACTTACGTCCTCCCTGCAATATCACTCACGGCTCTTCTTGATGTACTGGCGCAGGGATTGGCAAATGAGGTGTCAACTATAGCTGGTCTTCCTGCTGATACACTTGATGTTTTTGTTTCAAAGCAGGCTGAGTTTATGCATCCTGATAATAACCCGCTTGCTAAATCGTTTGAGTCTACTGCAGGAAGAGGTCTTGCAGGAGTCATACGTAGCATAAACTACACGTGGCTTGACACACAAAATACGTGGGAGATAGATTGGAACTCCAGAGCTCCAAAATTCTGTAAAATTAATATAGATTTTGATCCGATTCACGACATACCTCCGGGTCTGGATTACTCTGGATACAACAGAGCACCAATTTATAATGTGGGAGATACTATGCATAAGATAAGTGGAGATCCATATAGAGATGATGGCAGAGCATCACGTGATAGCTATAAGAACCAGGGCAGGCTCGCTGCACAATCCAATGATCCAGATGCAGATTAATAATAGGAGATTGAGATGGCACTAAGCAGATATGCGTATACAGCTAGAATCAAAGGAAGAACAACAATAGCGACCACCCAGATAACTAGTAGAATATATAGGGCTGTTACTACAGGCAGGATGGGTTTTAGTTCTCATATTTTAAAAGGCGGAGAGAGAATCGAGCATATAGCAGCAAGAATGTATGGATCTTCTAGCTATTGGTGGATAATAGCTGCAGCTTCAGGA